ATAAATCGCTGCTTATCTAACGCTACAGGAGCGCGCAGCTGGGGAAGCTTTGAAAGGGAACTGGTCTATGCTACAGGCGTTAATGACGACTTAAGAATTGAGCACTTTGACGGCACTGAAAAAGTTGATAGTGATATTATCGCACCATTAAAGGATGTAAAGAAACCCGATCACAGATACTCCGAATTTGATTCTATGGTGACTAAAGATTTTAGTGAAACGACCGAAGAAGACACTGTGTTAGAAGGGGTTATGAAAGAAGGAAGTGTGACAATAATTTCAGCGCCGGGCGGTTTTGGGAAGACATATCAATTAATGGATTTAGCGCTACACTTAGAAAACGGGATGGACTGGCACGGGTTCGAATGTCATAAGAGTGTCAAAGGGTTATTTATTAATCCTGAAATATCACAGGCGACGTTTAATAAACGATTAAAGGAAATTAAAGCTAATGGTAGTTTTGAAAAAGATTTCGAAGCGATCCATTTAGAGCCGTCACAATTGACCGACCTTGATCCGCTCGCGCAGTGGTGCCTAAAGAGGACGAAGGAAGGGAAAACTACTACATTTTATTATGATAGTTACTACATGCTTGAAATGTCAAATGACGAACGTAGCGAGAACGACATTAAAAAGACGTTGATAACCTATTTTTCACCTCTCAAAGACGCAGGGGCAAACGTTGTTATTATTTTACACTTTAAAAAGGATGGCTCAGGAAAAAGCGGCAGTGGCGTCTGGGAAAGGTTTGTGGACACATCCATCGAATGTCATGACGTTGAAGGTTTTGAAACGGAAGACGGTATAAAAGCCGTAAGAATGGTGAGCGATAAACAAAGACACTTTCCCTTATTCACGAAATATTTTTACCGCACTCACCCTACTTGGACGCCTGACGACGGGCACATAGAAAAATGGGTTAAAAGGGAGCGAACTCAAAAAGGTGGTAGAGGGAATGGACACGACCTTGAAGAATTGGAAGAAGATGTATTAAGCGCACTGACGAAAAAACAAACGCCTGATGGTAGACATTATGGCATAGGGCAATCAAAAATAATAGATGAATTAGGAGTAGGCGTAAAGACTTTTGGTAAACTCCTTGAACGCTCCAACGACATTATTAAAGTACCATACAGGACAGGCAAAGGGGTTAGTATCAGAATTTTCGATAAGTGCGATGGTTATGACGCAAATTTTGATAAGTGTGAACACCTGTCTAGGTGTAAAGAAATGGGTGAAAAGTGTAAAGGCACGTGGAATAGTAGATAGGAATTATTTCACAATGTTTCGGGAAAACAGTCAAAAATAGACTCTCCCCTAATACAAATACAAAGGTGAGTATTGAAACAACTTTAAGGAATAATTCTCTAAAGTTATGAGCTAAACCATAAGAAAATAGTAATTAGACTGGAAAAAAATTACATTTGTAAATAAAAGGTATTTATATGTAGTATTCTTTTAAATGATTCCAATACTCACCTTTATTTTACCATATTTTTCTCCTCCGAATATGGTAAGAAAAGTATAAAAAAAGATTTTAAACACATAAAATACCTCTAACGTTCGGGACAATCGTCTCTTTCCTATAAAGGTGAAGATTATTCCGAATCTTTAAAGAATATAGTTAAACCAAATAAAACTATAATTTAAACAAAACAAAACTATAGAATATGTAAATATAAATAAAAAAATGTCAATATCTTTCATGAATTATAAGAATACTCACCTTTGAAATTTGTATTAGGAAAAGTCAAAAAAGGGGGAGTATACAAGGAATTATTCAAATAACCATAAATAATATAATCATACCAATGGTTTTAGCGAAGTAGGTAAAAATAATATTTGCTAAAGTTGGTCAAAAATGTAAATTTTCAAATGTGAATAAAAATAATAATATACAAAAATTCTACCGCAAAAAAAAGCGAAAAAAATGGAGGAATCAAAATGAGTGAAGAAAAAATGAAATTAGACATCAAGGAACTACCAACACATGAAAGGTCGGACGTAGAACTTTCAGGGCGGTGGATGGTCTATGACAGCGAACAAACAATAGAGAACGGCTTAACTTGGGCACAAGCTAGGGCTACATACGTCGAATGGTACTGCTATGCCCAAGTCAATGACTGGGATGAATACACCGTCTACCTATGCGAGGAACTCGCGGCATCTCCAACAGTCTGTACGGGGTGGTAAAGATGAAAATAAAGAACAAGAACAATTTAAGAAATAATGAAGGCAATATAATTATCAAATTTGCATACGATCCAGTTTCATTAAATCAAATAATAAAAGAAAGTAGATCAAGCTACAGAGGCGCCAACGCGAGAAAGAAAGAGAGAGAACACGTAATAGGTGTTGAACTTGATAAAATAATTCGTGGAGTTGGATTTGAAAAACCTGTTTATGTGAAATTCATTTGGTTCTTAAAAAAAATGAAGTGCGATCCTGATAACGTAGCGAGTGCAGGGATGAAAAATATTTTCGACACTCTGAAAAACAAAGGTCACTTGATTTCAGACGGCGCCAAATACATTAAAGGATTTGCCCATGATTTCCAGTACGGCGACGGTAATTTCGTGCAGATGGAATTTATTGAGGATAATTTCAAAAAGAAAATGACTTGGGAACTGGTAGAATGCAAGGATGAAAATAATATAATCTGGGAAGGCGTGAATTAATATGATGATTAAAAGAGCAAGAGGCGAAAAAGAAAACTTATACCGACATGTCCTAAAGCATTTTGGCAAGCAGGCGCAGCTGCTACGCGTGCTGGAAGAATTAGGCGAGTTAACGCAGGCGGTCGCAAGATTTGCACACACTGGAGTTATTGACGATAATTTAATTGAGGAAATGGCAGATGTGCAAATTATGCTAGATCAATTAATTGATATGACCGCCTCTCACGGTTCGACAGCTTGTGAGATACACCATAAACTAAGCCGATTAGCAAAACTTACAGGGTACAAATCCATGTCAGAATTCGAGGAAGATTTTAGTGGATGAATTCATGAATTTAAAAGAGATATGCGACAAATTTAAAATTACTGACGCAAGAGCACAGCACTATACAAGGCACATGTTAAAGCGAGGGAAGGGGCGAAATCCCTCCCCATCAGGTCTCTTAAAAGATTACGATTATATCACGACCAGAAGAAAAGAAAATAGATATAATAGTAGCGGTATAAGAAAAATAGTTGGTGCATGCACAGCAGGAACGCCGCGCTTCAGGGAGTGCATGGACTACATTAGCGCCAACGCGAAACCAGTAAGGTTATTTCCGCCGAAGGAGGATACAACAAAGCCATACGTGATAAAAGAATGGGGGCGACTGTTTTGAACATGTATATGCACCCTAAAAAAGTTGAGCGAGCAAAAGAAGTAATTGCTAACATGAAAAAAAGGGAAACAGGAATAGTAGAAATCAAAAATATCATTTTATATGAATTTTTGCATCTCTGTAATACCAGTGACATAGTGCAGAGAATCGTAAAAGACAATAAGGCAAAAGGAACCGTGATTATTGCCTTTTTTAACCCAAATGTAGAGATTCAAAAAAAGTTAATCGGCTTTGAGAAGATAGTTTTTGAAAAGAACGGAAAGAGATACACTTTCAAATCATTAGCGGAGGTTGCTAGGTGGCAAAAATGTTCGGTTTCGACAGCTTATAAAGCCTATCAAGGCGTGTATGAGTGGCGCGGTTATATAGCAACATTTTACAAAAAAGACGGTACACAAAAAATTCTTATTCCCGAAGAAAGGCACATTGCGACATTTGAGTGCCTTAAAACTGGCAAAATAGAACGCCTTAAAACGAAAGGCGAATGTGCTGAGAAGTTAAAAGTTTCGCCGTCATGGTTTTCACTAAGACACAGACGCGGCTTGATCGGTGGCGGTCGGGTTTGGATGGGGTACAAAATTTGGCTTAAAGGCGAAGACCAAACCAAGGAAATGGAAGGCGCAGACATCACAGAAACAAAAAGGAAAAGGTACACGGTAAAAATAAAAAACGTCGCTACAGGCGAAGAAAAAAAGTTCCCTACTATGAAAGAGTGTTCGTCTTACCTTAAGGTACCTTGTATATCATTCAGAAAAAGATTTCATGGGGGCAAGATCGGAAAAGGTGAAACTTGGAAAGACCATAATATTTGGATAAAAGAGGTGCAATAAAAATGTCAATACAAAATAATGACAGTAATTTTATTTCCGAAGAGAGACTTCTACAATACAGCCTCTTAGTTAAAGAAATGAATCGCAAACAAGAAGAAATTAATTTCCTAAGGCAAAAATTGAACAGCATAGGAGCATTGGGTTTTGACTCCGACAGAGTCGACACCACCACCAAAAGCGAGAACATCACCGAAAAACTTGACGAAATACTGGAGCTTGAAAAAGAGATTAAGGAACTGTATACCGAGATTGGGTTAGAGTTAGAATTCTTAGTGTCAATGTTTAGGAACTTTGACGACCTTAAAAGAGCCATCCTGACAATGAAATATATCTCTAATTGGAGTTTTACAGAAATGAAAAACTACCTAGCCACCAAAAGAAAAATCTTTTTGTCCGAAAGAGAAATAAAGAAAATGCTAGAAGAATCCTTTGTCAAAATATTACACACTAGCTTTCGCTAGAAATTTTGTCAAGTATATGATATAGTATAATAGGAGTAATATATACTATATCATATTGTAGCATATATTTTATATCGAAACTAATCAAAAATGAACAAACAAAAAATAAGTGGGTAGGTACGCTTATTTTTTTTGTACAAACAAGACAGAAAGTAGGTAGTAATGTGAGCAAGAATCACGACGCGATAAATAGCCCCGAATGGTATACGAAAGGCGGCATTGAAGCAATTGACTACATTAATGCCAAAGAACTAAATTTTAATATAGGCAATGTAATTAAGTACGTCACCAGAGCAGGGATCAAACACGAGAACCGTCTTGAAGATTTAAAAAAGGCGCAGTTTTATTTAGCATACGAAATCGAAAGAATTACAAAGAACGAAAATAGCGAAAAGAAGAACGAGAGCGGAGATTGGGCTATTTAGCGGAGGCGGATAATATGAACAATTTTACATTGTTAATAATTGCGTTCTTGTTACTCATAAGTGCGAAAGAGGAATAACGATTGCGAGTTACAAAACATTTTAATAAAATCTATTGACATTTTGTTCTCTTTGTAATACAGTGTAATGCAAGGAGATGATATTAATGAGCACAGTATCTTTAAGACTTAACGAAGCAGACGCACAATTGTTTAAATCGTATGCAGATGCACACGGCATAACGTTAACGGACTTGATCCGGGACGCAGTGCTGGAAAAGATAGAGGACGAGCACGACTTGGCAGAATTGCGCGAAGCGTTAGCCGATCCCAACCCAGTGTACTACACACACGAAGAAGTGAAGAAAGAGTTGGAATTTAAATAAAGTGTACGGATTTACGTACTTTAATGTTTACAAACCTTTAAACGTATGCTATAATGTACGTATAAACGAAAAGGAGAGATAAACATGGAAACAGTCAACATTACAACACTACGCCAACACATTTACGAAATGTTTGAACAAGCAACTAAATACAACGAGATTTACAACGTCACCACCAAAGACGGTGACGCGATAATCATAAGCAAAGAAGAATTCGAACTCATGGAAGAAATGATGTTCTTCAGTGCCCGACCTAAGTTAAAGCAAGAACTTATCGAATCACTGGATGCTCCAGACGAGGATTTTATCTCCGCAGAGGAGTTTGATTGGGATGTATAAGATTAACTACCATAAACGCACAGTGAAACAAAAGCAATATTTGAGAGCGGCAAGTTTGCTAAAAAAAGCAGAGGCGCTGGTCGAGCTAATCGAATTAAATCCTTACAAAACACCGCCAAAGTTTAAAGAATTAGAGTATGATTTGAAAGGATTTTTTTCTAGGCGGATCAGCCTTAAACACAGATTAGTTTATACGGTTGACGAGGATAAAAAAGAAGTCAGAGTCCACAGCATGTGGTCACATTACGAATACTAGACGCTGAAAAGCGTCTTTTTTTATGGAGAGAATTATGGAACTAAATAAAATTTATAACATGTGCTGCCTTGAAGGTATGGCATCAGTGCCAGATAATTCGGTGGATTTAGTCCTTTGTGACTTGCCATATGGTACGACAGACCTTAAATGGGATAACATTATACCGCTTGATGAGTTATGGGAACACTACAAACGTATAGTGCGTCCAAATGGGTGGGTGCTGCTAACAGGTCAAAACCCCTTTACCGCGCAGCTGGTAATGAGCAACCCGAATGATTACAGTCATCAATGGATATGGGAAAAACCAAACGGAGCAAACCCATTTAATGCTAAAATTGCACCATTGAAAAATTTTGAGGATGTTATCTGCTTTCAAAATACTGCTTTTGCCGATAATGACTATGAAAAGTCGCACCCATTGCGAGAATATGCGCGAAAGTGCGTCGGTTACATAAACAAAGAAGCCAAGCAGCTAATAACAGACTTTAAGCGGTGGTATCCAAACACAGCAGGATCGCAGTGGTCGCACTTTATGAGTCCGGACAGTCTACAATTTACATTGCCAACAGAAAAGACCTATCAGCTTCTTATTGACAACTACGGATTAAATGAGATGGAGGGCTTTAGAGGTTTTGCAGACTTAAAACAAGAACAAGACGAATGGCGACAGGAACAAAAGAAGAAGCGAGGGAGAACCTATAACCCTCAAATGACAAAGATCAAACCATACACTGAAAAAAAAACCAACAGTAGGAACACGTTAAGACATGTCGGAGAATTTAAACCAAAAGAGTGTACTGTTACCAGAACAGAAAAATACCCAAAAGCGATAGTTAAATTTAATTATGATAAGGAAAAATACCACCCAACGCAAAAGCCTCAGGCACTTTTTGAGTACTTGATCAAAACATACTCCAATGAAGGCGACACTGTGTTGGATAGTTGCATGGGATCAGGCACAACCGCAGTAGCTGCATTAGCTACAAACAGAAATTTTATCGGGTTTGAAACTGACGGAGAATATTTTGAAATTGCCAACAAAAGAATTGAAGAAGCAAGAAAACAAAGGAGATAAGGAACCGTGACGAAAAAAGAAGAATTTTTAAAAGATATTAACAATGCAATCGCAAAGAAAGAGAAGTGCAGCTTAACAGTCCGAATTGATGCACCAGACCTCGTTAAATGCGAGCAGATTATTAATCCTCACGAAAATCTACCAATTAAAAGAGACTACTATGAGCGCGCATATAACGACGATTTGGAATTGATTGGCAATCCAGTAATCAAGATCGTAGACTGGTATTTAAACATAAACAACCCATGCAGGAAGAAAGAAGCCCCGAAAGGAGAGAAACAATGTACAAGCTATGTGGATGCGGAACAGTAATAAAACTAGGGGACAAAAGGTGTAGGAAATGCGAGGGAAAGCGTGCCGGGAATGGCGATCGCAAAGAGTACCACCGATGGTATGATAAAAAGCGCAGAGATAAAACAAACAAATACTTCTATCAAAGCAAGGAATGGAAACGACTAAGGGAAGTAATATTGGCGAGAGATAACTATCTGTGTGTTGAGTGTATGGAGCAAGGTAGGTTGACTGACGCTTATGCAGTCGACCACATTGTACCGTTGTCTGATAACTGGTTTTTGAGGCTCTCTGCTTCTAATTTACAGTCGCTTTGTCAGTCGTGCCACTCACGCAAGACACGCAGCGAGTATGTGCATAAGTATGTGCATTCGCCTCATGTGTGCCGTTGATGAACAACGTTGCAGGCGTGCGCGTGTGGATAGCCCTAGGGGGGTATGCAAATTGTTTTGCGTCCATTTACGAAACCACAGCCCCTCTTTTGCGTGGAGAAAACTCCGTTTTTGCAATATAATTTAAAGCATATTATCAGTATCGAATATTCTACTTTTTGGAGGTGATAAATATGGCAGGTAGAAAAAAAGAGCCAGTCAGCCTGATACTGGCGAAAGGCAAATCCAATCATTTGACCAAAGAAGAAATTGAGAAACGGCTCAGTGTCGAAAACAAGGTAAAAGGCGGAGACGACAAGATCAGACCGCCTGATTATACAGCGGCTTACTGGGATCAAAGCGATGTTGAAGAATTCTACGACTTAGCGCAGGAACTGATGGAGGTCGGTATCTTATTTAACTTGGATGTAGATACGCTTGTGCAGTATATTGACACACGAAGGCAATACGTCGAAATAACCAAAGCACTACGAAAAGAAAAACCTATGTCGAACGTAAAAACCGAAGCTGGAGGCAATCGCAAAGTTGCTAATAAGAACTACGGCAGTTTGCAACGAAACAAAGAGATGGTAACCGGTCAATTAAGGCGTATCGCAAGCGAGTTAGGTTTGACGTTATCTGCAAGAATCAAGCTGGTTGTGCCCGAAGCTCCAGAAAAACCGAAGTCCAAATTTGATAAATTTGGAAGTGGTAGATAATGAACCGAGTAACAGAGTATGCGCAAAAAGTTGTAGCTGGTAAAATTCCAAGCGGCAACATTCAATGGCTCGCGTGTAAAAGACACCTTAATGATTTAAAGAGACAGGAAACCGATGAGTTTCCTTTTTATTTTGACGCCAAAAAAGCAGATGAAATTATAAACTTCATGGAGCTGCTCGTTATTGCAGAAGGTGATGAGCCTACACCTTTAGTTTTGCGCGATTTCCAAGCATTTTGTTTTGGCAGCCTTCACGGCTGGCGGAAAACGACAGGGAAAAGACGCTTTCGGACGTCTTACATCCAGTTATCGCGTCAACAGGGCAAGTCGCTTTTTAATGGCGGGATGTCAATATTTTACGGCAACTTCTCAGGGTATGCTTACCCTCAGGTTTATGCAGCAGCCACAAAACAAGACCAAGCCAAGATTGTACTTAAAGAGTGCATCAAGTTCATAAATGCCGATCCCGAATTGGCTGAATTATTCCATGTTAAGGAATACATGTCAACGATTGATTGCTTGAATTCTAACGGTACAATTAAAGCGCTGGGAAAAGACACTAAGTCGATAGATGGTTTTAGAACCTACTTTGGTTCGGTGGACGAGTACCATGCTCATAAAGACGATCAGATTTATAAGTTACTCCAGTCAGGAACTAAAAGACTCGACGAAAGTCTTATATCAGTGATTACTACTAGTGGTTTTGATCTAAACTCACCTTGTTTCGCACTGTACGAATATTGTAAGTTGATCCTAGAAGGCGTTGTAGAGAATGAGGGGCAATTTGTATTTATCACCGAACTTGATAAAGATGATGATCCGTACGACGAAAAAAACTGGATCAAATCAAATCCACTTTGGGATGAAACCACATTAGAATCATTGCGGAATTTTGCCAAACAAGCCAAAGCAATGGGCGGTTCCGAGGAAATGGAGTTTTTCACAAAGTCGCTAAATATGTGGGTAGACTTTATGGACACCAGCTATATTAAAGCTTCTAGCTGGAAAAAGTGCGGCTCAAAAAGAAACCTAAAGCAATTTTTAAAAGACCATCCAGACGCAAAGTGTTATGCCGGACTTGACCTATCAAAAGGCGGTGACTTGACCTCTTTGGCGTTTGTGTTCGTGTACTACGAAAATGGGGAGAAAAAATACTACGTACACACCCACTCATTTATACCTAAACAGCGAGTTCTAGAACACGAAAAAACAGATAAGGCGCCTTATCGGGTGTGGATAAATAAAGGACTGCTTACAGTAACTGAAACACTAAGTGGAATCAAAACAGACTACAAATATATTATTTCTTACTTAGATAGGTTGATTGATGAACTTAATTTGGACATACAAATGATTTGTTATGATCCATACAATGCGTCTGCTTTCTTGTCCGATTTGGAGGACTTAGGGTACCCAACAATTGAGATAAAGCAGTCAGCGCGCAGCTTGAGCGAGCCGACTGAGGATTTCGCGCTAGAAGTTGAGGCACAGAACGTAGAATACGATGAGGAAAATAAGCTATTAACGTGGTCTGTCGTTAACGCCAAAACAGTAAGTAATAGTTTCGGCGAGCGTAAAGTCGACAAGCAATCAGCAGCCGCGAGGATTGATCCAGTTGATGCGACAATCGACGCGTGGAAAATGGCAATGATCGAAGAAAGCAGCTTCAATATCCAGAATTCAGTAGACACATATCTGGAAATGATGAAGGAATGGGGTTAAATTAAATGAAATTTACAAATAGATTTAGATTGATCTGGAACTACGCCCGTAGTTTAGGCGATATGAACTCCGAGACGTTTATAAATTGGATTAAATCCGCAGGAAGCTCCAGACGAAAAAGCGCGATTAATGAGGCGACATATTTTACTTGTTTGCGGATGATGTCTGAGTCACTGGGAAAAATGCCGCTGCACTTATTTCAAACGGATGCATCAAGCAACAAACGGATCAACGACATGCGGCGCCTCCTCCTTAGACCGAATCCAAACATGACAGCTTCAATTTTTTGGGCAACCGTAGAAACTTCTAGAATACATTTTGGTAATGCATACGTATATATTAATCGAAACCGAAACGGGATCAAAGATTTATGGTTCTTACACCCCGACAACGTTGAAATTATTATCGACGACGCTGGAATTTTCGACAATCAGAACGGCATTTGGTACAGATACACCAACCCTGACACAGGAAAACAACACCTGTTTCACACCAACCAAATCATGCACTTTAAAATGTCGGTGTCTAGTGACGGTATACATGGGGTTGGAGTTCGCGACAGGCTGGAAATGATGATTGAAGGAGCGCTTGCTTCTCAAGAATTCATGACCACACTAAACAAAGAGGGCTTGACAGCTAGGGCAGTGCTACAATACACAGGCGACCTGTCTGGCAAGTCTGAGACCGAGCTGCTTAAAGAAATTAATAAGCGCGCAACCGGTGCAAATAACGCTGGTAAAATATTCCCACTAGCGGCAGGGATGCAAATTCAACCGCTTAACATCAAGCTAACTGATGCCCAATTTATGGAATTGCGAAAGCTGAACGCTCTGCAAATAGCAGCAGCGATAGGGATCAAGCCCAATCAACTGAATGACTATGAGAAATCCAGTTATGCAAATTCAGAAATGCAAAACCTATCTTTTTACACCGACACCCTATTATTTGTAATCGAACAGTACGAACAAGAAGTTACTTACAAGCTACTAACAGAGTCGCAACTGGAGAAAGGATGGGGGTTTGAGTTTGATGTATCTGTAATTCTCCGAGCCGATCAAAAAACACAAGCCGAAATCTTAAACAAGTATGTTGATAACGGAATCATGCGAACTAATGAAGTGAGGTACAAGTTAAAACTACCGCGGGATGAACACGGTGATAAATTAAGAGTTAATGGTAACTCCATACCTCTCGAAATGATCGGGGAACAGTACAAAAAAAGAGGCACGGAAGACTTAAAAGGGGGTGATGAATAATGAAGTTTTGGAACTTTACAAACATAAACGACGATGCCGCCGAGCTGAGAATCGAAGGTGATATTATTGATGATTCAGATGTTTGGCTTTACGAGTGGTTTGGGGAGGCTCACGCAAGCCCCAATAAGTTTCGCCAACAATTGAAAGAGCATGACGGAAAGGAACTCAGGGTGTATGTAGACACCTATGGCGGTTCAGTGTTTGCGGCTGCAAGTATCTATTCGGACTTAAAAGCTCGCAAAGGTAAGACGGTGGGAATCGTCCACGCTAAAGCAATGTCGGCAGGCTCAGTTATCCTAATGGGGTGCGACGAAATCAAAGTATCACCGACAGCGATTATAATGATCCATGATCCGATTACTGGGATACATGGCGATATCTCTGATTTCGAAAAAACTTTAGAGGTTTTAGGCGTGATTAAGGATTCAATCCTAAACGCGTATGCCGCAAAGACCAACTTAAAGCGTCAAGAGTTGTCGGACATGATGAGCGCTGAAACGTGGATGTGCTCACAAGAGGCGGTCGAAAAGGGTTTCGCAGACGGG